AGGGTCTTTATAGCTTTGCGGGTAAGCCCACAGTTGCACTTTGTAGCTGCCGGCAGTAATGGTACCGTGGTAGCTGGCACCGGTGGCGTTGCGTACCGGACCTATCACCTGGTCAAGTGCCATATTAAACAGGTTTTGGCGGGCTGTAAACTTGGTATTGGCTAACAGGTTTGTAAGCGCGGTTTCGCCAAGTATAGCGTTAAACACAGCATCGTTGGTGCGGCCATTTTCGCGTATAAATTTGCAACCGTTTTGAAACACCGCAAACGGATCGTTGTTGGCTGCAAAATACTGGCTGGGCGTGTTTACAATCGAAGCGGCTTTGCGGCCAAAATCGATGTTGTCGCCGTTCTTCATAGTTACAACGCCATCACCAAACAGCACCTGGGCACACTGCAGCTCTTTGCGGCGCTCTATCTTATCCTGCAAGGCCTGCAGCCTGTCGGCTACACGGTTAAGCAGGGCTGTAAACAATTGCGTGTTGGCAGAGCCTTCCGAACCAAGCACCCGGTCGTACAGGTCTTCGTTAGTAGCATCGAAAAACTCGCGGTAAAAAGGCGGGTAATAGATTTTTTCGGTGCTTTTGCTAAAGGTGTTACGGTTACCCTCGGTGCCACGCATCACATCCACAGCTACGTTTTCGCCCATGCGCTCTACCTCAATAGACACGTATTTAGTGGGGGTGAATTTATCGGGGAAAAACGAACGCAAAAAAGTTGGTGGCGCAATGCGCTCCTGGTAAACATCTATCAGCATTTGCGTAAACAATGCTTTAGCCTGTGATGCTGGTATAGCCATATTGGGTTACTTTGTTTTAGTTAGGTTAAATGATTTTTAAATGTGGCTTAGTCGTTATCGTATTCGGTAAGCTCGGTAGATGCCACCAGTTTAATACCTACGGTATCGGCGCCAATACGTGCACGCAATGTGCGGCCATCAACTACCGTGTTAATGGTAGTAACGTTATCGGCAAACAACACTTTGTTTTCTGCCACATCGCCGGCTACGCACAAGGTAACCTGATCTGTAAAATAGCTACCCGACTCCACCTCCAGTTTACCCTTAAGTATGCCTATAGGGTACTGGCTGCCATCCTGCGCCAAAGGGTCAAGCGGCTTTACTTTTAGTGTGCCAGCCACCTGGCCAAATACGGTACCTTCTGCAATACCCAGCGTAGCATAGCTGGAGTTGGTAAAATCGGTATCAAAAACATCGTACCGGTTACCACCAATAAACACCTTACTGGTGTCGGTAAAAGTGGTGCGTTGGTTATTGGTGCTGGTACCTGTAGTCTGGTCGCTCATATAAAAATTTTATTTGGGTTATAAATTTTGTGTGGTGCTTACTTTATAAGTTTTAGGTTCTTTTTAACCTCTTCAGCAAATGCAGCAACCTCTTTTTCAGTTTCGGTTTTTTCTTTCACCGGCTGCTCTGCGGTCGTTAATCCACCGGCACTGTCAGCCTGTAGCTTTTTAAGACCCTCAGCGCTAAATGCCTTTAGTGCAAACTCGCTGCGCTGGGTGTCGGTCATAGCCTTACCGCCTTCAATGCCTTTTTTTACACCCTCAACATCGAGGTGAGCAAACGCCATGTACGAGCCTACACGGTCGCGCTCGGCGGTAACACCTTCGTTAAATATTTCGGCATGCGCCTGTGGATATTTTGCTTTAAATTCAGCTGCAGTCATGGTATCGTTATTTTGTTGTTGAATTGGGTTTGTAACTTGCGAAACGTCTATGCGCAGGCTGCTATCGGTTGAATGCGCTGCGGCAGCGTAGCGGTCTACATAGGCGTTTATGGTACGGGCTATTTCCGGTGTTACCTTATTTATTTTTTGAACCAGGCCAAGTGCTAATGCCTGGTCAGGTGTCAGGCGCACATCAATGCGGTCGTCAAGGCTAAACATCTGGTCGTAACTAACGCCGGTAATAGCCATAAACTTATCGGCAGGTATTTTACCTTCCAGCAATTTGCGCAGTTGCGCGTTTACAGAAACAAGGTATCTTTTATCGTCTTCGGTAAACAGGTCGTCGTATTGCTCAAACCAAAAAGCTGCACGATGAAACATAAACTGCGATACATCCAGACACTCAGCCTCCGATACAGCACATAAAAAGAACGCACCACCCGAAAGGGCTTTACCATCTACTTTAACCTTTTTACCTTTTGCGTGTTCCGAAAACTTAGCAATGCAGGACCACGCATCGGTTACATCGCCACCGGGTGTGTTTATGCGCAACGTAATGTCGTCGTTTTTACATTGCTCTAAACTCGACACAAACTGTAGTGATTGTGCCGAATTAAATGCGCCATAAATGTACACCTCCTTTGCCATTGCGGTAACAAAACAACTACTCGCACACGTGTAATAAAAAATTACACGGCACAATGCCGGTTACTTAACGGCGCGTTGCATTTTTGCATTACAATTTTTACGCTACTATGGATACACCCAACAACAAACCTACCACCGTGCGCCTGGAGATAACCGGTTTTCCGGTTGCGTTAAAAACCTACCTGACAGAGTGCGCCACCCGTTCGGGCAACCCGGTAAGCAGTGAGCTGCGCAGCATTATTTCAAATGCCAAGCTGGCTTACGAAAAAACACATAAGGTAAATTTTAACTTTATGCTGAATGGATCGTACACCGGACCTACTACCCGCATGTGCATACGCAGCACACCGGTAGAGTTAAGCAATTTTTTAAACCGGCTTAGCAATCGCTCAGGCCTCGATGTATCTGATATTGTGCGGTTGATAGTAAACGAGCACATGCAAAGCGCACTGAACAAAACCACCGCAGCCGATAGCTTTAATCTTCCGTAGGGTCTGTATTATCAGGTTCTTCGGTATTTGCCGGTGGCAGCGGCGCTGTGCGCGTGCCGCTTTCGGTGCGGTCTACATCCAGCCCCATTTCGCGGGCCATCTCCAGCTCTTCGTGAAACTGCTCTATCACACTGTCGCTGTAGCCTTCGCTTACGTTTTCTATGGCGCGCTCTATGGTGGTAAGTGGCAGGTTGGCACCCAGCGGGCCCAGTTTTTCGCGTTCAGCTTTTACCTCTTTCAGCGGGTCTATATGCGGAAACATAGGGCCGGTAAAGTGCGCTGTGGTGTAGGCATCTATTGCCAGGTTGTTGTTGTTGTACCACGCCAACAGATAGCCGGGGGCCTGCACGTTGTTTTTAAGCACCTGCAGGTGTACAAACAACTGGTAAATGGGTTTGTAAAACTCATTGGCAAACTTTTTACGGCGAACCCGCATGGTGTGCTCCCAGTCTTTAGTAGCTGCGCGGCTGGCACTAAAACTATCGGTGTATTTGCTTAATGCCACATTGGGCGGTATGCGCAAGGCTGCGCAAAGCAAATCTACATTAGGCATGTAAAAATCTTTAAAGTATAACTGACCGGTGCCGGCATTTATGTTTTCCAGCTTTTGCCCGCGGGGCATAAACAACGCAGTTCTTTGTGTAGCAACAGCTACCCGGTTAGCTAACTGACGCCCCTCTTCAGTAGAGGGTAAGTCAAAGTTTGCCCCCTCCTCACCAATAGCAGTAGCAATATTTTGCAACATCGGGTTAGTGCCATCGCTGTTTTGATCCTGCGTTATTTGGTATACGTTTTTATTTTGATCTTTTGCCTGTGTTAATGTTGCCCCTTTGTAACCTTCCAGGGTATTCGCAATTTCACTGATAACCGACAAAAGTGGTATAGCCCGGTTGTTATCCAGCCGGTACTTAAGTCCGCTAACCAGGTAAGCAATTTTAAAACCGGCACTGTTGGTGGCTGGGTAGCGTTTTACGCTAAAGTCTTCTGGCGTACCCAGTAGGCTACGTGGCGGCCGGTGCTATCTTGCTCTATGCCGTTTTTTATGGTGTTGCCGCTGGCGGTTTTTTCTTCAAACACATCGCTGCCGTAGTTGGGGCTGCTCAGGTGGGCACCATCTACCAGCTGCACTGTAAGGTTGTAGCGGCGGTCTACCCGCAGCAGCACCAGTACATCGCCGCTCACAATGGCGTTTTTAAGGGCCTCGGTGGCGCGTTCCTGCAGGCTTTCCATGCCGGCATAGTCGCTGTCGGTGCTTTGGCTCCAGGTTTCAAACAGGGCTTCAATGTCTTCGTTAAACTCTTCGCTATCCAGCTCTACGCCCATGCGCTCCAACAGGCGCTTGTTAGGGGCGGCCTGTAGCTTAAGCCCGGCGCCGGCAATCCAAATGCAGTAGGCCTGCACCACTATCTGGGCTATTTCGCTCTCTAAAAAAAGCTGCCACCCGCGCATGCGCAGGCCGGCATAATCCAGCCCGTAGTTAATCAGCGGGCCCATTTCGCCCAGGTTTTTTTCGCCGTTAAACAGGGTGGTGTAGTTACCGGCACCATAGGGGTAACCTATACCCCCATAGGCATTGGGGTTGCGGCCGGTGTTGGCCCACAGTTGTTGTATGCCTTTACTAAGGGCGCCAATGCGCTGCAGCAGGGTTGGTTTACTCATTAGCGTTTAAAATTTTTACTATCTACCAGCCTGAAGGTGTGGCCGTTTAAATCGTTAATGGCATTGTTGCGCAGGCGGATAAACACCTCTATGCCTTTGCCATTTGCTCGGCGGTGCGGTAGCGGGTTTGTATGATATTTTGGCCGGTATCGATTTTATACTCTTCGTACATGGTGCCGGCTTCGTTACCGGCAGCGTTAAGGGCGGCGGCTTCCAGCGCGGTAATAATTTCGTTGTAGCGCGCTATTTTTTGCTGCTTGCTGGTAGCAGAGGCAATGTACATGCCCAACTGGTGAAAATGGCCATGGTTAACTTTTTAAAAATTCAAAAAGCCCCGCAGCAAACTACGGGGCTTCGGGCTATCTAAACAATGAAACGCTGAATACGTTTAAGGTTACTTGCTACTTTTTCATATTACAAATTTTTTTTGGTG